TGTCACGGCCGCCCGCGAGGCGGCCGGGGCCGGTTCCGAGCCCATGACCGGCGATACCTACCAGCTGATGCAGGCATCGCTGATGGAAGACCGGCGGCGGCTCAAGGACATCCAGAGCATCGAGCGCAAGATCGAGGTCAAGCGCGAGCTGTTGCCGAAGTACGACGACTACGTCGCCGGCGTGCTCGAGTCCGGCCAGGGCGCGCAGGACGATGTCCTGATGACCTGCATGGTCTGGGCGTTCGACGTCGGCGCCCTGCCCGCGGGTCTCGACGTCGCCGAGTACGCGCTCGCGCACGACCTGACGCCCCCTGACCACTACGAGCGCGGCACGGCCGCCATCGTTGCGGAGGAAGTCGCCACGGAGGCGCTGCGCCAGCTCGGCGGCGAGGACGCCGACGCCGAATCGCTGGTCCCGCTGCTCGAGCGGGCGCGTGACCTGACCGAAGGCGCGGACATGCACGACCAGATCCGCGCCAAGCTGCACAAGGCCTCCGGCTACGCCCTCTGGGGCGCCGGCCGCGGCGAGGATGCGCTCGAGCACCTGCAGCGGGCGCTCGCACTGGACGAGAAGGTCGGCGTGAAGAAGGACATCGAGAAGCTCACGCGAGACCTCAAGAACGCGGGCGGTCAGTCCGAGGGCTGACCCGCCACACCGAGTCGGCCACCCCGACGTCGGGCGGCGCGGCGCACCACACGTTTTCGCTCTCTCCCCGTGTGATGCGCCGCCCACCGCCCTCTTACGGGAGGCTTTGGGGGAAGGATGAGCTTCGTCGTCGCCGGAAATAGCAACGCCGAGGCGGGGGAGGCCATCGAGAACAACGGCTTCTGGCCGGGCGTCGACCCCGCCGATTTCCGCGCCACCACGCGCGTGGACACCACCATCACCGAAGAGCGCGTCGCCGGCGCCCTGCGCGCCGCGATGATCGACACCAACGATCGCCTGCGCGACTGGCAGGCCGACCAGGTCGCCGCCGGGCACGCCTCAGCGGGCGATGTGCCCGCGCCGAGCCACCGGCCCGCCGGATCGATCACCGCCCTGTATCTCCGCGCCGTCTACGCGCTGGCGAAGGCGAACCTGGTCGAGCGGTACCGCGACTACGACAGCGCCGGCAGTGAGAGCGAACGCGTCGAGGACCTGACCCCGACGATCGACGACTACCGCCGCGACGCCGCCTGGGCTATCTCCGACCTGATCGGGCGCAATCGCTCGACGGTCGAACTGATCTGATGCCCGAGCGGGTCGTGCACGCGCAGCAGGGCGACACGGTCGACCTGATCTGCAGCCGGCACTACGGCCAGACGGCCGAGATCACCGAGCGCGTCTACCGCGCCAACCCGGGGCTGTGCGAGCTGGGGCCGATCCTGCCGATCGGCACCGCCGTCCGGCTGCCCGATGTCGAGCCGCAACCGCAGCGCGCCAGCGTGCAGCTCTGGGAGTAACGGATGAGCGAAGAGGACAGCGTGACGGTGCGTGAACCTACCGTTGTCGAAATTGCCCATCGACAGGAACGAATGGAGCGCGAGCAGCGGGACCAGTGGCAGCAGATCCACGCGACCCGCGATCGCGTGGCGGCGGCCGAAGCCGGAATGGAACGGCTCTGGGGCGAGCTGCATGCGTTCCGGACCGAGTCGCGCGAAGACGCGAGACAGGTCACCGAAGCGATCGTCAACCTCGGGCAGAGCCTGTCGAATAAGGCGGACGTAGACACGGACAACTGGCGGCGCCGAGTCGATGAGGCGCTGATGACGCGAGAGGGCAGCCGCCGTCTGGCGCGATGGCTCCTCGGGCTCGGTATCCCCGCGATCGCGGCCATTGCGACCACTGCCTACTACCTCGGCGAGATCCTGTGATGGAAGTGATCCAACGCCACCTGTCGGATGGATTCAACGACTACGAGATCAAGCCGGAGGGCCTGCTGGTCCACTACGTCTCGGCCCGCTACACGATGCCCGACGACCCGTACAACGTCGACGAGATCATCCGGATCCTCGCCGAGTACGGGCTCGGCTATCACGACCTGCTCCCACGCGAAGGCGGCGTGATCGAGCTGGTGCCGGCACCGCTGCGCGCCTGGCACGCCGGCGAGTCCGTGTGGAAGGGCCGCACCGACTGCAATTCCTGGATGCTGGGTGTAGCGCTGATCGGAATGCACGGCGAGCCGTTCACCGATCGCCAGTACGACGACCTCGCGCAACGCACCGCCCGCCACGTAGCACGGTTCCCGATCCGGCGCGAGAACGTGGCAGGGCACGAGGACGTCGCACCCGACCGCAAGAAAGACCCCGGCCCGTCATTCGACTGGGACCGGTACGAGTCGTCGATCGCCGGACTGTGGAGACCGTGATGCTGACCGATCCGATCTGGTGGGTCCTGGTGGCGCTGGGCATCGCCGCCAACTTCGTGCTCGCACTCAAAGAGGCCAAGGAAGCCGCCGGCGTGTTCGTGGGCCCACTCGCCTACATCCGAGGGCAGCCTTACTCCGTGATTCTGGGTCTGCTGGGCGGGATCGGCGCCGGTTTCTGGATGGCCTCCGACGTGGAGGCGGCAAAATGGGGCCTCGTCGCGGGCCTTGCTGGTACCGGCTTCTTCGAGCGCATCGCGAAGAAGAAGGCACCGTAGATGCAGCGCAAAATCCTCATCCTCGTGGCCTTCTTCCTGACCGTCGGCGCCGCGTTCTGGGGCGGCAAGCTCTGGGGTTGGAGCGCCGCCGAGGCCGAAATGGCCGAAGCGCGCGAGGAAGCGATCCGGGATGCCGTCGCCCAGGACCGCCGGGAACGCGCCCGCGCCGACTTCAATGCGCAGGAGCGCGAGCGCAAGCGGCTGCAGGAACTGCGATCGCGCGTGGCGGACCTGCAGGCAAAGAACCGACGTGCGCGCGAGTGGCAATCGAGCCAGGCCGCCCAGCGCGAGTGCTTCCCGCCGGATGCGCTGAAGATCTTCCGGAG